CGATCTTCTCCGCGCGCTTGTTGGCCTCGGTGGCCAGCGCCTGGGCCTCGCCCACCTGGCGCACCAGGTCGTCGATTCTCTTGAGCAATGGGGCCAGCCGTTGATCGCTGACTTGCTGGATCTCCGCAGCGCGCACGGTGGCGTCCGCCGTGATCCGGGCGGTCTCGATCTTGGTGTCCGCGTCCCGATTGATCTGCAGGGTCTTGTCCATGGCCGTGCGCTGCGCGTTCGCTAGTTCCTTGGACAACCGGTCGATCTCGGTGGCGGCCTGCTCCTGAATCTGGCGCATTTGGCGCTCGACCTCGGGCGGCAGGCCCTGGCCAGCGGTTTCCGCCTCGGATTCCAGTTTGGCGGCTTTGGCGTTGAGCTCGCGCACTTTGGCGCGCTGTTCCTCCAGGGCCGTGATCGCCGTCTGCCGCTGAATCTCCATGGCCTCTGCCTGCTGCTCCATCTGCGTCTGGACCTGCTGCATTTCCTCGGGCGTCATTTCCTTGTTCGGATCCCGATCGCCAGTGAGCTTGCGCAGCTGCTCCGCAATCTCGTCCTTGTTGGGCAGGTCGGAGAACTCCATGGCGATCGTGAGCACCCGCAAGCTGACTTCGGGCGGGAGCCGGCTGGACATTTGGCTCAGCGACTCAAACATCACCTGGCGCAGGGTGCCCGAGTAATCCTGTTCTGCCACCACGAAGTCGGCCATGCTGTTGGTGATGTCGTTCAGGAAGCGAACAGACCCATCGGGCTGCAACTCGGGCTTGTTGATGATGACCCACTCGATCGCGCCTTTGGCGCCGGTCAGGCGGATCACCTTTTCCTCGCTGTAGAACTGCTCCGACAGGCTCAACTGCTTTTCGCCCTGGACCTGGACGGCGAAGCGCAGGTTGTCGAAGGGCTCTGTCGTGACCACGGACCCCTGCATCTGGCGGGCCTTGATCGCCTCGCCGGACACGGCATTGGTCTGCCGGCCCATGTTCTCCTGGCTGACGCCGGCCGACTTCTGGATCGACTGCGCCGCCAGGGTCATCATCTGGATCTGGCCGGTGGCCGCATCCGTGTCGCGGCGCAAGTCGAATTCCTTGCCGGCGTTCTTGACGATCACGCCATCAGGCCGGTCCGCCTCGTCGCGCGCCTCGTTCGGATCATCGACGGCGCCCTTGTCCATGATGATCTGGTTCGTGTTCAGCATGAACAGGGCCTTGCTAGCCCGCTTGTTCAGGTCCTGCTGCACATCACGCACGCGCCGGATCACCCCGTAGGGCATGCGATCGCGCCCGCGCAGGTAGCACCAGAAAGGCGTCAACGAAAACTTGTTGTGCCGGTAGATCGACGGGCCCATGCCCAGCATGTCGGTCTCGGTGAACACGGCAGTGTGCACGCGCATGATGATGCGGTCCACGATCGACCCGCCGACCGACCCAAGGGCCTCGCGCATCACCTGGTCGCGCTCGTCGAAGATGGCGCCCTTCAAGGGCCCGCTGGCAATCACCTTGGTTTTCACCGGCATGCGGTACTGCGCCTCGATCAGCTTCAACTGCCGGCGCTTCGCGTCAACCGTCACCCCGGTGCCACTGGCGTAGATCTGGCCGGACATGCGCACGTTGGCGATGTTCTCGGTGTTCCAGTTCTGTTCCTCCCAGCTGATGTCGGAGTTCTGCGTGGCCTCGCTCACGGCGCGCCGAATCTGGTCCTTGCGTTCCGGGAACATGAACAGGGCCACGTCCTCGTCCACCCAGCGCCAGCGGAACAGGTAGCGACCGTCCTCGAGGTCGAGCTCGTAGGCGCCCGAGTCATGCAGCACGCGGCGCCAGTCCTCGTACTTCGAGTACAGAATGTCCTTGGTCGGGTCATCGCGCGCGCCGTCATCGACCCAGCCCAGGCCGGACTTGATGGCATCACCGAAAGCCCGAGAGCGCACGAAAGCCGTGCGGTTCACGTCCGACACGTACTTGAGCACCTTGGTCTTGATGTCGGCCGCCTTCACATCGTCCTCGGTGCGCGGCAGCACCTTCCAGTCGACGCGCGAACGGCGCTCGGTGCCGATGATCCAGTCGGCCATGGGCGCGACTTCGTTGTACACCAGCGGCATCTGGCCGCGGCTGGTCACATCGGCCGCGTCCTCGGGATCCCATTGCAGGTTGTCGTAGAAGTCGGCATCCATCGCCATTTCGAGGCGGTTGGTCGACTGCTTCTCGCGCTCGTAGTAGAACCACTGCAGCAGCTGGCGGTGCACATCGCGCGCTTCCTTGCCGTCCAGGGGGTGCGCCGGCCTGGTGGCGACTTCATTGCGCGGCTTGGCCAGGTCCAGCGCATCGAAGAACTGGTCGCCTGGCGCGTTGTGATTCGAGGTAACGTCGAACTTGGCCATGCCGGTCAGTGGACGGTGGCCGGCGCGTACTCAGCGCCTTCGGATTCGAGCTTGATTTCCTCGGATGCGATGGTCTTGCCGTTCTCGCGCAGTTCCATGTGCCCAAACGTGGACTTGAGGTAAGACGGCATGGGCGCCGATGGCATGCGGATCAGGTCCGGCAGACCTTCCTCGATGATCGCGGCAATCTTGAGCCAGGTGTGGGCGCCCTCCATGCCCAGGGCTTCGGCGGCCTTCTTGGACTGCTCGACCAGGTAGCGGTCCTCGCCGTATTTCCACGCGGCAGACTCGCAGACAATGAACCAAGGCGCATTCTTGCGGTGCGCCGGCACCAGCACCATAGCGCGCTCGTCGTTCACCCAGGTCAGGATCTGGACGATTTCACCGAAATTGTGATGCGCATGCGCTTTGCGCAGATCGAGCGAAGCACCCATTGACACCCCCGAGAAAGTCCGGGAAGGTTGCCATGCTTGCCACGAGAATCAGACGGCCATCGGGCGCCCCCCGCGCCTGAATGGCTTGCCCTGGTCGCGGTCCAGGCCCCGGCCAGGCCGCATGGCATCCTCTGCCACCACGGCCATGAGGCCCCAGGCGTCGGAGCCGTGGCTTGCCCAATCGTGCTCAGGGCCCAGGCCGATGTCACGTTCCTCGTCCCACTTTTCGTGATACCAGCCCAGGGCTTCCATGCCCGGCGCCGTGGTGGCCTCGTTGACCCACACGGACGGGAACACCCGGCGCGCAGCGTTGATCCGGGCCATGGCGGCCCCCCTGCCCTGGTTTGGCACCACAGTGACGGTGTAGCCGGCCGCTTCCAGGGCTGACTGGTAGCTGACGTTGAACACTTTGTCATGCGTGGCGCCGTCATGGGGTAGCCATATCTCGGTGTTTTCCGGCTGGTAGCCGTGCTCCCGCATCCACTGCAAGTGGTAACCGACTTCCTGCCCCACGGCCTCGTGGTAGTGGTGCACCCGGATCTCGCGGCCGATGAACTGCGCGCCCCATAGCGTGAAGGCGTCCGAGTTGGAGCCGGTACCGCCGATGTCGGCAAACAGCCGGCGCTTCATGTTCGGGTCGATCGCCACCCGGGACAGCCGGCCCTCGCGCTTCATGGCGGAGATCTGCTTGGTGAAGTAGGCGCCCTTCACGGCCGTGGCGTAGCCGCCCTCCCACACATGGTCGTAGCTGTCGGGGTCGTTCTGCAGCCACCGCTGGCGCTGGCGCTCCAGGATGGCCGGGAAGCGGGGGTTGTCCCGCCAATTCATTTCCGCGCCCTTGTAGCGCGGGTCCTTGGTGAATCGGAAGCGGCGCTCAACCGGCGCGCTCTTGCGCTTGGGGTTCCACGTCACCCACAGTTCGCTGTCCTCTTGGCGCAGCGTGGGGATCACGATGTCCCAGCTGGTGTCGGTGACGGGCTCTGCCTCGTCCGCCCACAGCAGCAGGATCTTGGCCTTGGACTTGAGCGACAGAATGGTTTTCTTGTCCAGGCCGCTGAACTTGTAGGAGATCCGCCCGCTCTTGGTCTTGATGTACTTCGTGCCGATCTCGAAGTGCTGGCGCAGCCAGGGCTCCGACTCGATGGCGGCCTTGACTTCGGCCAGCGAAGAGTCCTCGATGGAATTCAGGAACTCGCGGCCGCAGACGATCACCCCCTCGCGCCCGGCCTGGTCCCACATCAGGGCCCGTACCGCCGTCATCTTGGCGAAGGTCATGGTCTTGGCCGACCCGCGGCCACCGCAGGCCCAGCGCACGTCCGCCTCGCCGGTGAACACCGGGATCAGCTTCGGCGGGATCTGCAGGTCAACGACGCCGGTCATGTCGGCGTGGGCTTGTCGGGATCAGCTTCCAGCGGCACCAGGCGAATGGTGGTGACCAGTTCGGCGGGCTTCTGCTTGTTGTCGGCCTCGTACAGGCCCTTGTGCTTGAACAGCTTTTCGAGCGCCGCATTCTTGTCCCAAAACTTGTACTTGACCCGGCCATACTCGTCGATCTCGAAGCTGGCCACGGCCGCGCGGGTCTTGGCGTCGAGCTCGTTGGGCAGCAACACCTTGCCGTCGCGGATGATGCCCGCAATGTCGCTGGTCGCAATGCGCAAGGCCTCGCGTAGCAGCACGGTGATCTCGACTTCCACCTTGTCAGCGGCCGCGGTTTGCAGTTCCTTCACCCTGGCGTTGATGTAGTCGCGCGCCATCAGGTTGGAAGCCTTCGCCCACAGCCCGGACGGCTTCCACTTTTCGGATCCCGGGTAGGCCTGGCGATAGGCTTCGGCCTGGTTGCAGCCTTCGGCCACGCGCAAGCAAAAGACCTCTTGCTGTGACGACAGCTTTTTCAAGCGCGGATCTCCCGGATCTCGATGCCGTGCACGCTGGCCATAAGGTGGCGCTTGATGCGGTAGTCCGCAGTCACGGCGCCCTTCACATCCTCCACCACGGTCGTGCCGGTGTCGACATCAACGTATCGCATGTCTGCGATGTAGCGCAGCGGCGGGCGACGGCGGCCGGCGATCGTCACCCCGGGCGCGAGCTCGTACACCACCTGGCGCTCCAGCTGCTTGATCCGGCCGGCCCGCTGCAGCAGGACAAGGTGATGCCACCGCTTGTGCTCTGCCTTGCTGTCGAACTTGAGGCCATCGGCGTCGACGATGCGCTCGTTCGAATACTTCTGCTGGCGGCGCTGCATGGGGTTGTCGCGGCACTGACGCAGGTCGACGGGCGGCACCGGCTTGGTATTGCGCAGCAGGGCCGGGACCTGGCTCAGGGCCTTGGCGTTGTGATCGGACACGGCGGCCAGGCGCCTGAGCGCCTTCACGGGGTCTCGACCGGGTTGGTATCGCACGGTCAGGCCTCCAAGATGGTCATGCCCAGGCGCTCCGCAATGTGGTGCTCCAGGGTCGCGCCCTTGCTGTTCTGCCAGCCCGGCAGCATGACGATCGCGTCACACGTCACCAGCGCGGCGATGTCTTTGCGCATGCACTGGTGCCACTCCATCGCGGGATCCGGGCACAGTTCGGCCGGGTTGATGACTTCGTGGCCCAGGTCGCGCCACTGCCTTGCCGCGGAATGGAAGGCGGGAAAATTCAGGAGGGGCAAGCCGGTCATAGGGCCGGCGATGTATAGGCGATACCTCACTTCGCCCCCTTTTCAGGCGCCATCAGCCACACCCGCCCGCGGTTGTCAGACGGGTAGTGCCGCACCGTGCGCACCTGCCCAGGCTTTTCGTTCACGCTCAGCCACTTGCGCAACGAGTTGGCGATCTGTGCAACCTCGTTCGGCGCGCACTTGAGGCAGTCACCGAACTTCAACCTGTTGAAAATCTCGGTGTACTTGTTGAACGTCACCCGGCCCTTCGGCATGGGGTCGTGGCCAATCGAAAGAGTGTCGGGGTCGACGTAGTTGGCCGGCTGTCCCTTCTTGGTCGTCTTTGCTTTCACGGATGCTCCTGGTGATGGGTTTGTGGGCGGGGGCGGAAACACAGGCGGCCATGGCGCCTGCATTGGTTTTTTGGTGGCCTTGGGCGGCAGTGGCTCGTCTTGATCCCGGGGCCGCGCCGGCAGCGGCTTGCCATCGCCCAAGGCGTATTGACTGCGGCGCCGGTCGGTGGTCATCTGCTCCTTGCGCAGCAGGCCATGGTTCACCGCGCGCTCGAGATACGGCCCGATGGGGCACTGGTCCAGGTAGTCCTCGATCTCGACGGCGGGCACCCACATGCGCCCGGCCTGGGCCTGCACACGCAGGTAGTCGACGGCCTTGGCCGGGATGGTGCAGGGTTGGGGGGTGTAGCTCATGCTGCTTCCAAGTCAAGCGATGGTTGGTGGCCTTGCCGGCGCGCGCTTTCGATGCGGGCCCGTGCGATTTCGATGTACTCGGCTTCGCGCTCAATGCCGATGAAACGGAATCCTTCCAGCGCGGCGCCGCGCCCGGTGGAACCGCTGCCCATGAAGGGATCCAGCAC